CGCCCATGATGGCGTCCAGTTCCTCTCCCATCTTCTTGAAGGGATCAAAGATGTTGGCCTTGATTGCAGAAGCTGCCGAGGAACCGGTCGCCGTATCTGTGAACGACTTCAATGCACCCTCTGCGGCAATGATTTTCCGTTCAATGCTTGACGCTTCAGCCCCAATAGCAGCGAGTTCTACCGCGCTATCAACACCTGCTTCACGCGCTGCAATTTCAGCTTTGCGCCCAGCCTCCATGATCCGCACCTGGTCAATGGATAGGCCGCGCTGGAAACTGCGAAGTTTGGCATTCATGCCAGCCAATGCTGCCGCAGCATTAACATTGATATTCATCACCGCAGCAGCAGCCTTTTCAAACTCCTGTCGCGCGCTTTCTGCGGCTTTTGCCATTTCTTGGGTGTTTTCTACCGCGTCATTTACCTCATTCTTGATGACGCCAACCAAGCCAGCTTGTTCAGCAAAAATATTCAACTGAAGCCGCAATTCAGGCGTCATCAGTCCAAGCGTTTCCAGAAACGCTACTGTTCTGCTAAGGTTCAGCGCCGCCTCTTCGCGCGTCTTGCCTTGAATGCCCGCAAGTATATTACGAAGGTTTATTTCTGCGTTTAGTTTAGCCTGGTACTTGTCCTGCATTTGCAAAGCAAATTGCAGTTCTTCACTGTTAAACTTTAGGCCACGCGAGATTGCATTGTTGATAATAAACCTGATTTCATTCAGCTTTGACTTATATTCTTCAAGTTTTTCAGTGGGGGCAAATTCTTTAACAATGTCAGCAAAGGCCAGCGCCCGCTGCTCCTCGCCGACCCGTTCGATAAGCGTCAGGAGGCCTGTGTACTTGGAGATGACAGGATCAACAGACCTTGCTGCCTTCCCCATAGCCGCACTGAAATCAATGCTTTCGAGCGCTGAGAATGCATCAGACAGCCGCTCTACCGCTGTGCGGTTTTCTTTTATCACCTTCGTCGTTTTCTCTGCCGCCACAGCAACGGCTGAAACGACTGCCACTACAGCACCAAGAACCGCGCCCCACGGTCCGAAGATACCCAGAAGCTGGGAACCCTGCTGGCCGAATGCTTGCATCTTGCTGGTGCCGTTAGCAACCTGAACCGCGAAGTCGCCGACCTGGTAGCCCGCTTGCTGAAGGACACCGCTAGAGAATTTCTTCAGGCTGGTCGCTGATCTGTTGTGGGCGTTTGCGTACTGATTGACCGTGTTGACCGAGCTCTTCATCTGCTGATCAACGCGCTTGACTTGGTCTTGGACCTGCCGCAGGCCAGCGGTGGCATCACCTACTTGGGCGGCGATGACAATGTTGATGTCACTCATTTTTTGCCCCGATCCTCAAGCACGGTGAAGTATGCGACCCATTCAGTGTACTCCGAGAATGAAATTTCCTCAATCTCTGCGATGGTTTTCCCCAATCTGTCGGCTAGGGAAATGAGGTTCATCCTGAACGGGTCGCCCTTCAGTTTTTTACTTGGTCCTCAATGCTCGCGGAACTGAACACCTGCGCGAACACGGCGGCGATCACCGAGATCGGCTCGCCCATCAGCACCGGCTTGTCTTCCAGCGTGAACGCCGGTTCGCCGCCCTCTTGCTCGCACTTCATGATGATCATCTCGACCATCCCAGCCATCGTCACATTGGACAAGAAGTTGGGATGCTTGCGCTGGATCTTATCCAGATCGCGGACGCTGACGTGCGTAGAATAGAGGCGAAGAGAAACTCCCCCTTCGCCCCACTCTGGCACCTCAACGACATTGCGTTCCATATCGGCCCGCTTGGCCGCAATGCGTTGCGCGATGCTCATGTTATGACACCGTAGCGGTGGTCAGCGCACCGGACCCCTGGACGGTGATCGATGCCTCAACCATGCCGTCGAAAGACGCCGTGATCGTCTTGCCGGTGACAATCGCCGTGCCAGACAGATAGGTGTCGCCGGTCGTGTTGCCCTCGGGATAGATGCCGAACGTGATCTCGGAGCCGACCGTCAATGCGACTTGACCGTTGGTGTCGGTTTCGTCCCAAAAGACATCGACCGAGCCGCTGAACGACTTCAGCGAACTCTTGAACGTGCGCGAGGCATCGCCCATCGTCGTGTCTTCAATGGTGTCAGCGGTCTCTTCGATGGAAAAGGACCTGACCTCTGCAACAGCATTCGCGCCGACGCGGACGCTGCCTTCGCTTCCAGTGTGGGTTGCCATAGGAACGCCTCCTTATCTGGCTGTTTCAACATCTGAGATACTTGTAACGTATCTCACGCGAAAAGTCAGCCTGGCGATGCCAAGCGGCTGTTCCGTTTCGCCACTGAACTCAACATCGGTGCCGGTTAGCACGATGTCTTTCGCAAGGCCGTTCACAGTGAAGTCAGCGGCCAGTGCCTCTTCGATCTCGACGGCGATGGCGTCAACGCTGTCATCGAACGTATCGGTGACGCGGACATAAGCATCGACATGCACAGTCAAGGCGCGCGATAGCGTCTTGACCCCGATAGTGATGAGATCGGATGTTTCGCTTCCGGTCGAGAGGGTCAAAGCTGGCAGCTTTGCCTCCGACAGGGGATAGACCCTTGACGCATATACGCGACCAGAAACAGCCGTGACCGCGCTCGAAAGCACGGCCTCAATGCGGTCCCTGATCTGCTTACGAATATGAGCCATCACTGACGCTCCAACTGAACAGTGGTGACGCCAGTGCCGTCATGCACCCAAGCGCGCACCTTATAGGTCACGCCAGAGACGATCATCTCGTCGGTCTCTGAAATGTAGGGAATGTCGGTCGTGCGGCAGGTCACACGGGGCTGCTCTTCATGCACAGACACGAGGCCGCCCGCATCGACCGGCACTGTCTCATTATCGAAGATGCCGAGAATGGTGCTGTCGCCCATAGCGTTCTTGCGCCGATAAGTGATCGACGTGCCGAAATCATCAGCATTCATCATCAGAGACAAATCAGCGGCGAACGGGATGGCCATTATTCATCGCCCTCCGGGGTGGTAAGTTTCACCGAGGATTTCTTCAGGCCGACAGACCTGTTCGACCTCTTTGGTTCCTTGGGTGCTTCATCGGTTTCAGCGAGGCCGCGAGCGATCAGCTTCTGAGCGATCACGTCTGGCAGATCATGCGTCTCCCCGGCAAACATATTGCCAGCGACCCCGCTGAAACACTTCTGTTTAATCCTGATACGCATTCAATGCTCCAAGTTTTGTGGGTGGGGACCGAAGCCCCCACCCGTCAGTTTAGGCGACCGAGACTTCGTCGGTCTTCGCGAACGACGCGCCATTGCGAACCGCCACATCGACCTCCTGGAAGATCGACATGCGAACCGTTCCCGACTTCGAGCCGGTGTACGGATCGACCAGGATCGACGGTGCGCCGAACAGGCCGACCATCAACTGCGAGAAATCGCCGAAGATGAGGGCCGAGGCGTCGTTGCCACCGTCGCCGGGGTCAAGGTTGGTCGGGACGTTCGACGTGAAGCCGGTGCGATAACCGTAGAGGGTGGTCCACGGATCATTCATCAGCATCACGCTGTCGGTCGAGCCAACCTTGGCGGTCGAAGCCAGCTTGGCCTTGACAGCGGGCGACGACAGCCAGCCCAGCGCTGCCGGGTTGACGATGCCGTTGGCAGCTTCGACAGTCTTCACGATGGTGACGATGTCAGCCCAGGTCAGCGCGTCCACATCGGTTCCCGCCGAGATGTCCACGTTGCCGACGTTGCCGTCGTTCAGCAGGCCGGTCGGCTGACCGGATGCGCTAGAGCCGTTGACCGCGTAGTACTCGATCTTGTCGGCAACCGAAGCCAGAAGGTCGTTCTGAACCATCTGTTCGATGGACGGAACGCTTTCCATCATCAGCAGACGCGACATCTCAACATACGCACCGAGGGTGCGCGGCTGAAGGGTCACACCAGCATCGGTCTGGCTCTGATCTGCAACGTCGCCACCTTCCTCAACGAAGCCAGCCGCCGCACCAGCCGAGAATTTCGGCATCTTGATGCGGTTAGTCAGACCCGAGAGATACGTGACGCCGAGGCCAGACATGACCTGACGTGCGCGCAGTGCTTCGATGAACATGTCGCCACGGTGGATCGTCGGAACGAAGTTGTCGGTGACAGCTTCACCCGAGATGCCGCCGGTTGCTGCGGTCGTCATCACGCCAGAGCGCCAGATGTAGTCGGGGACATACATGCCCTGACCCTCTTTGCCGGTGCGGTGCGCGATCTCTTC